TTACCGAAGGTACATCAAACCCACAGCTTGCATGGGTTGATATGGGGCCAGCCAACACAGAGCGTTACGATGTCCGCACTGCTACACGTGCTGTGTGGCTCCTCAAGGCTGGTTTAGTCGCTACAGAGATTGATGCCAAGGAAGGGCCGAGCGATGTCAAGCTAAGCCAACTCCAACAGCAGTTTCTAACGATGGCCGAGCGTTTCCGCCCGGTGAGTATCTTTTGATGTCTCCTATACTCCGTGGCATTCTAAGCCGTGCGCTCGTTCGTAACCTTGTACAGGACAGGGTTATTGTCCTACGTATGACGCTCACAGAAGACGGTCGAGGCGGTCAGACGCAGGACTGGCGACAGGTCGATGAGTTCCTAGGTCGCATGGTCAATCAGGGAAACAATGAGATGTTGTTAGACCAAGGCATCAAGGTTGTATGCAATTGGTATCTCGTTGCTCCAGCCGACCGGCAGATTCAAGCCAATGACCGCATTCGTTTACACGATGAGCCTAATCATTATTTTGATGTAATCGGCACGGATGCCGGACAGACTAACCTATTGATTCAGCACGTAAGCCTTAAGGAGCATTTCGCATGAGTCCCGAAATGTGGGTACAAATGGGTATCCAAGCTTTTGTCACATTGTTTGCGATTGGTTCGGCTTGGGTTGCCTTGCAGGTAAGACTTGCGAAACTCGAAGTACAGAACGCTAACATCATCCAATCGCTCGATCGCCAAGGGCAAGAAGTCCGGATGATAGAACAACGGCTAGGCAAACTTGAAAACAAGGTAAGCGCAATGGAGGCACGAAGAACATGAATGGAATTTCAATCAAGCGATTGGTCGTAGTTGTGATCGTGGCTTTCGTGGCTTCCTTCACCACCGTTTTCGGCGATGGTATCAGAACAGCACAAGCGCAGGACATCGCCGAGCTGGGCGCAGTGATGGCACTGTACGGGAGCAAGGCGGTAGCGGCTGGTGTCTCCGCTGCCGTGTCTAGTGTGCTGGCGTTCCTCACGATGCCGTTCAGCGGGACGCAAGCGAACGCTTTGAAGGTGGGCAAATGAACCTGCAAAACTTCAGGATTGAAAAGGAACCTGCACCGTCAACTGATTGGCGTGTCTTTGGTGACATCGAAGATAACAACGGAAATGTATTAGGCACGTTCGGTGTTGATGGAACCAGCGTTAATGTCTGGTGGGTTCAGCAGGATGAGCAGTTTCAGTATGGCATCGTGCAACAGTTCGCAGTGATTATGGCTCAACAGATTGTCAGTGGAGATGCCGAGTAATGGCTACCTATTACGTTAGGACAGATGGATCTAATGCAAACGCAGGGACTGGGTCTGCCACAAATCAAGCGTGGGCAACCATCGCGTATGCTCTTGCAAACATGACACTAACCACCGGCGTTAACACTCTATACATTGCCCCCGGTGTATATCGTGAGTCTGTCACGCTGACAGTCACGCCTACAGCAAGTAATACGCTTGTCGTTGCTGGAGACCCAACCGCAGCACAATTTAGCGGTGTTACTCCTAATCAAGTGCGTGTTACAGGAGCTGTGGACAACAGCTCAATAAGTCCATTCGGAGTGACACGTATTGATACTAACGCAAAACCTTATTTGACTATACAAGACGTAGTGATTGAGGGAGGGACAGGTGGTGGTGCGCCAGTACTGTTGATTTCAGGGACAAATACAACAATCGATAGAGTCGTTGTATACGGTATTCAAACAGGTGGTTCTACAGGTTCTAACATTGGCGTAGAAGCACCTAACACAACTGGCAATGCAATTACAATAAAGAACTCAACAATTATCGGCGGCGGTAATGGAATGCGCCTCAGAGCGCCTGTAGCCACATCAGGCGTATCTGGCATAGTGATTCAGAACTGTAGGATTCTTGCCGGATACATTTCTACTGGGTATGGAATATATGTACAACCATCAAGTGGAACAACAATGGCTAGTGTCTTTGTTACTAACTGCTTTATTCACGGGGCATCATCTGGTGTATATTTTGAACGTGGAAACACCACTAATACGCATACTGTACAAAACTGCATCATCTCTGCGTGTGGAACTGGAATAAACGCATTTGCTTCTAGTACAACCACACAGCAATACAATATTATAAATTCAACAACAACTTTAACAAACGTTGCAACATCGGTAACTACTGTTTACTCTGACTTTCTTGGTATTGACTTGACACAAAATCTACTGCAAGGATTCGGAAGTATTGCACCGTTTGGAACATTACTGAGCTCTAGAAATACTGCGTTTGGAACTGCATCAAATGCCCCTGCTACTGATGCATATGGAATAGCGTGGACTGGTGCAACCCCTGACGTAGGGGCGGCAACATACAGGAGTCTGTCTGGTATTGGAAGTTATCTACCAACCGAGCGCAACGCCTCCGCCATCACCATCGCTCCCGGCTCAACCTCACAAAGCATCGAACTCTATCTAGGTGTGACAGGTCTCACAGCCTCTACAAGCGGTCTGTCAGCCCGCTACAACCGTACACGCACTGCATCCGTAAGCATCCCTCTCGTAGCCCGTACAATCGCACAGGCATGGACTGCTGGTGGCTTTGCGGAGGTAGACGCAATCAACATGCCTGGCGTGTACAGATTAGACTTACCGGATGCTGCTTTGGCTGCTGGTGCTGACGATGTCACGATTGTTGTACGTGGTGCTGCTGGTACCAACGGTGCGGTAATGACGGTCAAACTGAGCAGTGGTGGATTGTCAAGCACTGAGACAGCGCAAGCAGTCTGGAACGCCACGGCATCGACCTACAACACGGCTGGAAGCATGGGTGAAGCAGGCCAGAAGCTCACAGGCTACAGCCTTGCATCTAGCCAGACCTTCAGCACAACGGGTGCAGTCGGAAGCGTTACCGGAGCCGTGACAGTCGGCACTAACAACGACAAGACCGGCTACGCGCTCAGTAGTGCTGGTAATACTGCATCCGCTGATGCTGTCTGGAATGCGACACGATCAACACATACGACGGCTGGAACGTTCGGCCAGTATGTCAACGCCGAACTGGTGACCCCGGTTACGCAATCCGCTCTGGTACGCATGGGGCCGTTCCAAGTCATCGCTGATGGCGTGGCAACTCCTATGCCTCTTGACATCCAGAAGGGCGCACAGCACGGCGTAGACATTCAGTGTGTAGACAACAACCTGAGCGCCATCGATATCACCTCTGCCACGGTTACGGCTAAGGTCTACAACTCTGGCGGTACGCTGGTTGACACTTACTCCTGTACGGCAACATATGCAGCTGATGGACGTGCAACCTTTACGATTGACACGACGGTAACCAACACTCCTGGAACCTACACTGCAACGATAACACGCACAACGGGTGCAAGCGATACGCAAATCTTTGGCCCACTGCGTATCTATGTGAGGGACATCTGATGGCAATAATCTTTGATCTAACCGAAGACCCTCAGCAGGTCGTGCAGGTATCCGCTTGGACGGGTGACTGGCATTCCTATGTCGTACGTTTGGTGGATGAGTTGGGAAGCCCGGTAGACATCACTACCGGAACTCTTGGGGCAACCTTTACGAACATCAACACGGGTAGTGCTTATTCGTTTGGTGGTGGCTCAGTGACTCTCACAAAGCAGTACAGCGCACAAGGCATCCTGTCTGTTCTTAATCCGGCGGCTTATCCGACAGCGGCTATGGTTAGGCTCACAGTATCTTTTACGGTTGGGTCAACTGTTCGTCGCTTTGGCCCTCTAGAGATTGAGGTGCTTGCTCCATGAAAACGACCGTGTCTCTAAACACTACCGGCATAGACCGCTACAAGGCGAATCTAGGCAAGGTGACTAAGATTGTAGGTAAAGCTGCGGCAGATGTTGAATCAACCGCAAAGCGAAGCATCAAGACATCAAGCGGTAAGTATCGTCAGTATGACAAGGGGCACTGGTCAAGTCCCCCCGGATCGCCACCTAATTCCGATACGGGTTATCTTGCTAACAGTATCATGCATCGGATGTTGACTCCTACCAGTGCGGAAGTGTCGGCGATGGCAAAATATGCAGTGCCGCTAGAACTTGGATGGACATCAAAGGGCGGCAACACCGTACCACCACGCCCATTTTTAGATCCAGCCTTACAGCACGTCAGACCGGCATTTGTGAAAGCACTAACCGTTGTGCTGAAGGGTAAATAATGGCATACGAACCAGCGGTCATTGAACAATGGATCTACGAAACTCTTAGCGGAGATGCCACGCTTATAGGTTTGTTATCTACTAACAACCAGCCAGACGGATATCAGCAAGGCATCTACAACACGGTTGCGCCACAGGTAGACGTTATCAGCAGAAGGCCTCCACCGCTGCCATACGTGGTTTTCAGCCGAGCTGGGGCAAGCGGTGAGGATGAAGACGCGTTATGCGGTAGTCGCGTTTTTACCTTTCCTACCTATCGTGTGACTGTGTGGGATAGTGAAAGCGGAGCG